CCGATCAATGGGCCGAAAAATCCGGAACCCGGCGGGGCCTGGCGCCCCCGGGGGCCGTAGCCCCCACTGGGCAAAAGTGCCCCATACATTCTTGACCTATTTAGTCAAGAATGCCACGATTTGATTCTTGACCTATCCGGTCGGGATACCGTACAATCCCGACTATGCTCGAAAAGCAGGGGAATAGCGCGGGCGGCCCGCGGGCCAAGTGGGCGACCACTTGAGCTACATTGCGAACAAGGGGGCTCAAGCCCTCATGGCTACCAAGCTTAGTTCAACCGAGATTGCTCGGCGACTCGGCGTGGCCGTGGATACAGTAGACTCTTGGCGGACCGGTCGGCGGGTGCCGGCCGCACGGCGCCGTGTGGAGCTCGCCGAGTGGCTCTCGATTGGCGAGGTGACTTGGGATCAGCCGGCTAACCAAGCGCCCGAGACGATCGCACCGCTGCCCGAGCGGCTCGCCGTAGCGACTCCCGGGCTTGTGGAGTCGCAGGCCGACTACTTGCTGAGCGAGCTGCAGCGGCTGCAGCGGCACCTACGTGACACCCCCGATGAGGCAGTGAGCGCGCGACTCGACCACCTGTCCGCGTGCGCCAAAGTCACCTTGGCGCTCGGCAAAATGACAGGCGTGGGTTTGACAGTTTCGATGCGCCGCATCCTCGCATCGCCCGATTGGTTGCGCCTCGAAGAGCTTATCAAACAGGCCCTACGGCCGCACCCTGATGCTGCCCGCGCGGTGGCCGCGGCGCTCACACAGGCTGGCTTGTGAAGGCGGCCAGGGCGACGGCGCATGCCGAAATGCTGAACGCCTACACACGGATCCCACGGCTGCAGCCAGACGAGACGGCACGCCTTATCGCCCTTGCCCAGGCCGGTAACCAGCGCGCGCGGAACCAGTTGATTGAAGGTAACATGCGGCTAGTGATCTCAATCGCGAACAAGGCCGCGTTTGCCTACCGCGTGCCCGTAGAGGATTTGATCGCGGGCGGGATCATGGGCGGTGGCGCCACCCGGTCGGGCTTGATTCGGGCTATCGAAAAATTCGACGCTACGCGCGGCGCTTGCTTCTCGACTTACATGGTCCCCTGGATTCGCGACGGCGTTGCAAGAGCGGCGCTGCAGTTCCGCGGGCGCGAAGAGCTAGCGCCTACGTGCGGCGCCGTCGAAGAAATCGGCACGGATGGCCGAACACCGTTCGATGAATTGGTTGACAAGCGCGACACGGCAGCGCTGACTAAGGCCGTTAACCAACTGCCGGCACCCGAGCAACGGCTGGTTACCTTCATCCGTGACCGGCGCAACAGTCACCTAACTAACCTGCGCACAGCTTGCGCGGCACTGCAGGTGACTAAAGACGGCTTGCGCGGCCTGCATACGCGTAGCGTTGCTACGTTGCGCGCGACATTGGAGACCTGTGGGCATAGCGCATAGCGCCACAATGGCCAGCCACCTGGCGCGTGGCCTGCAGCTGCAAGCGGATGCCAGCGATCCGCCAGTGACGTTTGAGTCACGGATGCGGAGCTACGAAAAAGATCCGCTAGGCTTTGCCAAGGATATCTTGGGTGTTACCCTGTGGAGCCGTCAAAAAGAAATCGTATCATCGCCGCTACGGTCACGGCGTATTGCGGTTAGGAGCGGCCACAAGATCGGAAAGTCAACGGCGCTCTGCTGTATCGGGTGGTGGTTCTACTGCTCCTTTCCTGGCGCGCGCGTGATTCTCACGGCCAACACTGCCGAGCAAGTGGACGGCATTCTATGGCGCGAGCTTAAGCGGCTGGCGCGCGTGGCAGAGCAGCGCGGCTTTAAGATGCCCGGCTTTGACCGCATGGCGGACCGCGCCAAAACCGGCATCATCGACCCGTTTGATTTGTCCGAAATCAAAGGCTGCACTAGCCGTGAAGCTGAGGCGGTGGCCGGGCGCTCGGGCGCCTATATGCTTTATCTGCTAGACGAGGCGAGCGGCATAGCGGACAAGGTGTTTAAAGCCATCGAAGGTAACCGCATGGGCGGCGCATGGCTTGTGATGACAAGCAATCCAACGCGCGTAGAGGGCGAGTTTTACGATGCGTTCCACGACAAGAAAAGCTTCTATGAAACCATAGCAATTGATAGCCGCGAGAACCCGAATTTCACAGGCGAGCTACCGCATATTCCCGGCTTCGCTGAGCCCGATATGGTTAACCAGAAGCTGGCTGAGGAGGGCGAGGCGAGCGAGGAATTTCAAATCCGAGTTTGCGGAAACTTCGCATCGGCTGAGGCGCGCAAGATTTTTTCAATCAGCGCGATTGCCTCAGCGAATGTGCGCTGGTTTGAAATGGATGATCCGAACGCGCGGCTGCATATCGGGCTAGACCCTGCAGGCGAGTCGGGCGAGGGTGATGAGACCGCATGGGCGATTCGGCGCGGGCCTAAGGTCCTAGCGATCCGCACCAATCGTGGGTTGTCACCTGATCAGCATATCGCCCACTTCGCCGAGCTAGCGGCTGAATTCCGTATGCCTGGCGATCTGCCACCCCTCCTCAGCGTCGATTCCGAAGGCCCCGTAGGCGCCAAAGTCTGGCATGCATTCGGCGCGTACGCGGATGCTAACCCAATGGCGGTAGAGCTGATTCGGATTCGCAGCTCGGAAAAAGCCGTCCGGCAGCCGCTGATTTATGCGCTTTTGCGTGATGAGCTCTTCGCTAATGCGCGCGCGTGGCTGAAAGAAGGTGGCGCATTACCCGAGGATTCGAAGCTTGAGCGCGAGCTGCATTGCGTCGAATTCATCACCGACGTGCGGAACCGCTACCACGTAACGCCCACAAAAGAGATCAGGAAGCTAATCAGGCGAAGCCCTGATCGCGCCATGGCGCTGCTGTATTGTTTGTGGGATCCGATTTCGACTCGCTACGGTGACACGCCGCCCCCACAAATTCGGCGCACGGTGCACGAAGAACACAGTCGTTCGACGTTCGACCCCTACAATAGTCTAGACGCATGGCGACCCCGATCGGACGATTAGCCCAATACACACGTGAGCTTCTGGGCTTTTCAGCCCACGAACAGCCCTCACGCTCGCTAACCGGTCCAAGTGATTCGGCCGTGGATGGCGCGCGCAAAGCGCTGGGCGGCATGATCCAACCGATCACTACCCCACGCACACGCTGGTATCAGGCGGACCTTGAGACCGCGTTTTATACTTCGGACACGGCCGGCGATCTGACGCTTATCGGGCAGCTCTCGCGCGCCATGATGAGCGACGGCCTGATCTCTGGCTTGGCTAGCACCCGCACAAGCGGCTTGATTGCACTGCCGAAACGCTGGCGAGGCGATTCTAAAATCGTGGATGCGCTCAGCTCGGACAACGGCAGCCGCTCAGTGTTCGACGAAATGTGCCCACCCGCTGAGGTTGCGGCGTTAGCTTCTGACGGTCTAAAAGTCGGTGTTGGCATCGGCGAATTGATTGACGTGCCTGGCCGCTCTTTCCCCGTGCTCGTGCGCTTGGACCCTGAGTTTTTAATTTATCGTCGGCAAGAAAGCCGGTTCTATTACCGCTCGATTGCAGGGCAATTGCCGGTTATCCCTGGCGATGGCCGATGGGTTTTGCACTCGCCCGGTGGCCGCTTGAACCCCTGGCAGCAAGGCCTATGGCCGGCGCTCGGCAGTGCCTTCATTACCAAGTCACATGCGAAGATGCATCGTAGTAATTTCTCAGCAAAGCTTGCGAATCCAGCGCGCGTTGCTTATACACCGCAATCAGCTAACGACGCTCAGCGCGGCGCGTTCCTAGAGCAGCTGATGGCGTGGGGCCTGAACACTGTGTTCGCGTTGCCACCCGGTTGGGAAACGAAGTTGCTCGAAAGTAATGGCCGCGGTTATGCTGTGTTCGCGGACGAGATTGAAACCGCCAATCACGAAATCATGATCGCATTAGCCGGGCAAGAAGTGACCGTAACCGGTGGCGCCGGTTTCTCAAACGCTAACATTCACCAAACGATCCGAAGCGACCTTATCGAGCACACCGGCGCATCACTAGCGTTCACGGTTAACACCCAAATCCTGCCTCAATACGTGGCTAAGCATTTCGGCTATGATGCGCTTTACGATTGCCCGCGGCTTTCGTGGGACACGTCACCGCCCAAAGATCTGATGGCCGAAACGGCCACCATGATGGGCGCGGCGAACGCGGTTAAGGCGTTGAATGAAGTGCTTAACGTGAGCAACCTCGAAGTTGATTTAGATGAAATTGTGCGGCGTTTCGGCATTCCTACCCGCGCATTTTCAGGAGAGAAGATCCAAAATGACGCTGATGAATTACAACCCGAACCTAGCCAGCTCAACTAGCCCGGTGCTCACCATGCGGCCACCGGTGAAGCGCGGCGCGCTAGCCATTTGGCCGCAGGCGCTGGACGAATTGTTCGGGGAAGGTACCGCGGTTTCGCCGTCGCTTGCGGCGCCTGACTATGCGGTCATCGAAATCAATGGGCCGCTCTCGTTCGACGACCCGTGGTTTTGCACGTACCAGGCGATCTGCGATGCTGTGGCTATGGCGTGCGCCGCAAGCGCGCCTACGATCTTATTGCGGATCAATAGTCCCGGTGGTGATGTGAGCGGTTGCTTTGACGCCGCCCGGGCGCTGAGAGCCATGGCCGATGCCTCAGGCAAAAAGCTAATTGCCTACTCTGACTCGCGTATGTGCTCAGCCGCCTACGCGCTTGGATGCGCGGCGCACGAGGTTTATGCCGCTGAAAGCGCGATTGTCGGTCATGTTGGCGTGATTAACATCGTAGCGGACATGACGGAAGCCGCGGCGCGCTCAGGCATCCGCACCACTGTGATCACTTCAGGCGCCCGTAAAGCTGACGGCCATCCGATGGTGAGTCTATCGCGCGATGCACAAGCGTCGATGCAAGCGCTTGTAGATACGCTCGCCGGCCAATTTTATGGGTTGGTTGGCGAGATGCGCGGCCTGGCTGAGCTACCGCCAATCATCACCGATGCTAACGTTTTCATCGGACAACAGGCGGTTTCGGCCGGCATCGTTGACGGCATTTTAACACCCGCGGCGCTTTTTGCGATGCTCGCAGACCGCGCTAATCCCGAGCCCGCTACAATAGGATCAACTAATATGATTGACGCTACACGCCAAGCCCTTGTTTCAGCTTCTGAGGATAAAGATCCAGAGATGGCTTCTCGCGCTGCTCGCGCAACCCGCGCTTTAGCCGCCTACGATGAGGAAGACAAGGCCGAGTTTCCTGAGAAGGAAGAGGATAAAGCCGAGTTTCCCGCGGATAAAGACGAGGAATCCAAGGCTTCTGCGAGCGAGGAAAAGCCGAAGGATGAGGCATCCCAAGCTGCTGCAGCAATGTCGGTTGCTCGTAAGGCGCTGGCCGCTGTGTCAGCACTCAGTGATGCGCAGGCCCGTAGCGCGCTCCTAGCTACTCGCCCAGACCTCTCAGCTGCCACCCGAACCGCGCTGGCCGCGGTGCCTGTTGCAGCGCTCGAAGGCGTACTGGCGACTCTGCCAGCTGGCGTGCCTGGCGTGCTCACCAGCAATTCGGCGCAGATGGTTACCATCGCAGCGCAGACAACGCAGTCATTGGGTAACACCCCGCCTGCAGATATTGCGCGCATGGATGCCGCCTTTGGGCTAACGCCTAAGCTGCCCGCAATCGAGCACACTGCCCACAAAAGCATCTATCGCGTAGCATCACCTGGTGTAGCGCCGCTCAGCAAATAAGATTTCTAGCCGCTTTTAGCCTTTATTTTACCAAGGATTTAATCAATGACCGCTCTCTCTATTGCTCGCGCTTCCAGCGAACAGAGTTTCGCCGCCCGTAAATTCACGCTCGCTTCGGGCCTTAAGGCTTGGGTGAATGGGATCGCCGTGTTGGATCTCACCACCGGCACCGTTAAGCCGGCCACTTCGGCCAGCGACAGCTTCCTGATTCTCGGCAAATTTGCTGAGGATGTGGACGCTACAGCGGCTGCCCAGCTCGTCAAAGTTAACCTGATTCGCGAAGTGCGCGCCGAATGGTTTGCTCAAGACGCAACATTCACGGCCGCGGTGGCTGGCGCAACGTCGGTTGACGTTGGCAAAATCGCCTACCTAGCGGACGATCAAACTGTCACTGCTACAGCTACCGGCCGCTCGATTGCCGGGCGTGTGTGGGCAGTTGAAACCCGCGGCGTGTTAGTTGAGCGCGCTGACAGCTCAGTCCAGGCGGTGAACGCAACTACGCAACGTATCGGCGTAGCAACGGCGTACGTGGCGAATGATTCGATTCTCGCCACGGTCACCAATGGCGCGGTTTACGATGTGCCGACCACCGGCGCTAACTCCACAATCACTCTCCCTGCAGCCGCTGCAATCGGCACGCAGATCACCTTCTGCGCCGATGGTACGAAGAATGGCCACACGGTCCAATATCGCGATGCGACGGGGCCCACTGTGCTCACCACCGCACTCACGGCTAGCAAACGCCACATGGCGATTTGCACCAAAATCACCGCAACCGCTTGGGTAGCTAACGCCTACATTTCGCCATAAGCATTTTTGCCAGCTTTTCACTCCTAGTTAACAACAGGATATAACATGCCCGCAATTCTCCCTAGTTTTGTCATGGACCTTGAGTCCAAAATGCAGATGGTCGTTGACCAAGAATACTCTCGGCTCAACACCCACCTATGGTGGAATCGTTTTGCGAAGGTGCGAAACACTGACGCTGGCCGTGAGCTGCTGATGTGGTTGCTTTCGACGGCGCAGATCCAACAGCAAGAAGCTGCGGAGATCATCGAGTTTAATGAGCTGGTAGCCCAGATCATGGAAGTCAAGCCCAAGTACGCTTCGACCGGGATGCGCCTAGCGCGTAATCAGCTCGAAGACGTGGACGGCAACGGCCTGCAGCTTGCAGCTGAGTGGTCCGCGCAAGTGGGCGCTTACATGCAGTATTGGCCGCAAAAGCTGGTGAGCCAGTTCCTACAGAACGCGCATAGCGCTGCAGGTTATCTGGCCTATGACGCGCTTCCGTTTTTCAGCGCGTCACACTTGGTTAACCCTAAAGACTCCTCTAAAGGCACGTACGCTAACCTGTTTACGGGCGGTGCTTCGGGCAGTTACCCTGGCGCGTTGCCGATTGACGTTAGCGTGTCGGTTGACGTGGCACTGGCCAACTTGGCCAAGTTGTCTGGTTATGTCGCTGGGATCAAGATGCCTAACGGCGAAGACCCCCGCGGCTTACGTGTTGCTGGTATCGGTTGCTCGCCCACGATGTTTCCGCGCGTTACACAGCTCACCAACGCCAAGTTTATTGCGCAAGCAATCGGCTCGGCTGGCGGCTCGGCAGATGTGGAAGCGTTGGTTGCCTCACTCGGTTACGGCCAGCCTTTCCAGATGGACGAGCTTGCTGGGTTCGAATCAGATACCACCTACTTCGTGGTGCTTGAGCAGACTAACGTCAACCAAGTTGGCGGCTTAATCTACCTAGATCGCCTTGGCTTTCAGATCGATTACTACGGCCTGCAGTCAGAATCGATCCTCGGGCGCATGCAAACTTTTGAATGGCAGCTTCACGGCCGTAACGCCGTGCTTCCTGGCCACCCTTACCTGGTGCTCAAGGTCAAAGCCGCCTAATCACGGCCGAAAGGCTCAACAATGGCGGCCGGTTATCAGACGGTTCCACAGTTTAAAAACCTGACGTTGCTTCCTGGTATCTTCATCGAAGAGCTGGAAGCGACGCAGCCAGGTTGGACGCAAGCCCAGCTTGACTATTGGTCACGGTGGCTAGACTCGCAGTTGCGCAAGCGCTACGCGGTTCCATTTGTCGATCCAATTCCCGAAGTGGTGGCCGGTTGGCTCACGCGCATCGTTAGTCTGCGCGTGCTTTTGCGGCGCGGCGTCGACCCGACGGATGCACAGTTCACCGAGATCAAAACCGATTCCGATGGTGCGCGGTCTGAGATTCGAGAAGCGGCCACAAGCGGTGATAACGTTTACGAGTTACCGCTACGCGCCGATTTGCCGGGCACGTCTGGCGTCGTTTATGCGGCGCCCATGAGCTACACGGAAGCCTCGCCTTACGTGTGGACGACCGTGCAACGTGAATCAGCACGCGATGAAGATCAGAACGGCTCAGGCACTCGGCGATGAGCTCGGCGGATGCGAACGCCACACTGGCCCAGATGGCGGCACAGCTTAACGCGCTTCCTGGGCGCTTTGAGCGCGAGAGTTTGCCGGCTATCGGCAAGGCTATCCTGGCAGCGGTACAGGCAACGGCAAGCGCTGGCACGACACCAGAAGGCGTTGCGTGGGCACCTAGACAGACGGGCGGCCAGGCGCTGGCTAGCGCACCGGGCAAAATCACGCTCACCACCGCCACAGGTAAAATCTCCCTGGCGCTAGCTGGCCCGATTGCGTTGCACCACAAAGGGTGGGTGCGTGGTGGCACGCGGCGGCAGGTTTTACCGGTAGGCAACATGCCGGCAGCCATCGAAGCTGCGGCCAAGAAAGCCGCGGATTCGGAAATCAAGAGGCTGTTAAGTGGCCGATAAACTGGCCTTGCTCAAGCTGTACGATGATGTGCAGGCTCGATTTGACTCCGATGGTACGGTGTGCACGATGGCGTTTGGCTGGCGGCCACCTGCCCAGCAACAGCTGACGGCCGCGCGAATCACTTGGACGCCTGGCGATGCGGACGGAAAGATCGGAGAGGTAGGCGCGCCTAGGCGCCCGGGCAGAGATCCGAGACCGCTTGGCACCTTGCACGAATTTTTCACGGTTGAATTTTTTGCGTTCGATCCGGCCGAGCCGGAAAACGAGCGCTTGCAATACCAGGCCGTGCGATTTCTCTTCGATACCTGGTTTCGTGCGGTGTATTTGGCCGCCTACGGTACGTTCGCAATCGTCGAAAATGAGTGGATCTTGACTAGCAAAGAGCGCCGTCACGGCGCCGCATTGCGCGTCACCGCTACAATAGATGCGATGATTCCGGACGTTGCCAACACCTATGCAGATGCTGATCTGATGGCGGCAACTGGCGATGTGAGTGAGCTAACTCACACCGAATCGATGACTGTCACGCAATCCTAAGGCCTGATTTATGACACTCCCCACAGTTACCCTCACCGAGCTTGACGGCGCACTAGGTGCATTACCCGAGGGCGCAAAGGCGCTCGCAATTATCGGCACGTCAACGCTAGGCCCGATTGCTACGCCTGCCACCTACGCCAATAAAGCCGCGCTTATCGCCGCATTTGGCAAAGGCCCGCTAGTTGAAGCGGCCGCATTTCACATCGAAACTAAGCGCTTGCCTGTGCTGGTTATCCGCGCAACCGCCAACGTGGCGGCAACCAATTCCGCGATTGTTGTCGCGGGCGTGGTCGGAACCTCGGTGGTCTCTATCACTGGCGGCACGGTTGGAAACGATGACTATGAAGTAGTCGTAAAGATTATCACGGGCGGAACCATCGGCGTTGCTGGCATCGTTTTCCAATACTCGCTTGACCGCGGCAATAATTTTTCGGCTCAGATCGCGCTCGGTGTGGCCACTAGCTATGTGATTTCCGAAGCTGGCACGCTTGGCTTTTCGTTTGCCGCTGGCACTTTGATCGCTGGCGACACGTGGAACATGACTACGCTCGCTCCTAACTACGATTCAGCGGCGCTGAATACCGCGCTGGATGCGGTTGGTTTGTCAACCGTCGCTTGGGAGGAGTGCCTATTTGCTAACCCGCTCACCGCGGCAATGTTTGACGCTATCGAAGTGAAGTTTGCCGGGTTTGCTGCAGCCGGTAAGCGCCACTTTTGGATCGCCAACACCAGGTTTCCAATCATCACCACAGGCGTAACCGAAACAGAGGCGGCTTACCTGACTGCGCTAACCTCCGAATTTAGTGCTAAAGCTACCGTGTTTGGTGGCTTGTGCGCTGGCGTTAGCTCACTCACAAGCGCGGTAAGCGGCCGCAAACAACGGCGCCCGGTGGCATGGTCCGTCGGATCGCTTGAAGCTTCCGTGAGCGAAGAGATCCATATTGCCGCGCTCAATGTGGGCCGCCTAGTGGGCGTCTCGATTCGCGATGCGAACGGCAATCCAGATCGCCATGATGAAGCCGCGAACCCGGGTCTAGATGATGCGCGCTTCACGGTGCTTCGTACTTTCGAAGATTTCGCTGGCATCTATGTTAACAAGAGCCGCTTGTTCTCGGCCGCTGGCAGCGACTTTGAGCTGGTGCTTCATCGCCGCGTGATGAACATTGCCGAGAGTGCGCTGCAAGCATTTCTGATGCGCCGGCTACATGTTCCGATCCGGGTGAACAAAGTAAGCGGTTTCATTTTCGAGGCAGACGCGCTCGAAATCGAGAGTGGTGCAAACGCCGCCTTGCGCTCGGTTCTTTTGGGCAAGCCTAAGGCAAGCGCGGCTAGCTTCCAGCTCAGCCGTACGGATAACCTGCTGTCTACCAAAACGCTCACCTTCCAATCGCGCATTATCCCGTTGGCATATCCCGCGCAAATCACCGGCAACATCGGGTTCTCCAACCCCGCACTACAAATCGTCGCATCCTAAGGGCTTGAGTCATGGCTGATAAAATTAGAGTTAACGGCAATACCCTTTCTTGGGGCTCGATTCTTGTCAAGATCGATGGCGATCCGTATACAGGTTTCACGTCGGTTGAGTACAACGATAAGCGTGAGCGTGTGAAGGGCTACGGCATGGGCCGCCACCAGGCGCCCGGTCGGCGTTCCCGCGGAAAATATACGGTTGATCCGGTCAAGCTTGAAGGATTCAAAGCTAGTTTTCAGATCTTGCGCGCGGAGCTTGCAGCGCGTGGCCCCGACGGCATCACCTACGGTGACACTGAGTTTAACGTGGTGATCCAATACTCGGAGAGCGACGACACACCGATCACGGTCGAGCTCGAGCGGTGCGTCTATGTAGCGACTACGTCTAGCGACAAAGAGGGCGCCGAATTGATCATGGAGACGGTTGAATTGGACTGCATGAAAATCATCCGCAACGGCCTGTCACTGTTTGAC